TCTTGCGCGGCTTATCGGGCTTGGCGTTGGAGTAGATTAGCTTGATGTCAGCCATTCAAGAATTATAGGCCAGCCTTCGCAAACGCAGCGGCGTTCTTCGCTCGGAGTTCGGCGAGGTTCTGTTTCGCTGATCTTCGACCATGATGCTGGCGCTTGTAGCTGTCTTGCAGCGGCAAAACCATCTGAACCATGCTGCGTTTCGCCTCTTCTATCCGATGGCATGATGTGCAGCGACACTCCAAATTAGAAAGCGCATTGGCTTTCTTGTAACTGTTGAAGTTATGAAACGGCGTCACATGATCTACATCAAGTCCGCGCCCATACTTCGCAACACACTCGTCATTTGTTATACAACAATCAACACATTGGTACTTGTCACGCCTTAAAGCTGCTTCTCTTTGTTTTTTCCAGTTCGGGCCTCGGTTGCTGACATTGTTCAGCAATGACTTCCCGCCCTGCCAATTAGGATGATTTGCTCCTCTGAACGCATCGCCAATTTTGCGCTTGCGTTCAGGATTGTTGCGAATCCATTGGTTATTGCAATATGCAGAGCACGTCTTGCCAGAGTTGTAACTAATGAATTTTCCTGATGCAACCGCTTTGACTGGCGTGAAAAGACAATTGCAATTAAGGCAATTTTTCGGAGTCGCTTTCCTGTGCGACTTCCAGCACGACTCAGAGCAAAATTTGCGCCTTTTGGCGCCGGCAGCAATATTGAAGTAACTTCCACAGTGATCGCACGTTTCGATCCTGCTATCTACAACTTCGCGCCTGTATTTGTCGTAACAAGTTCGATTACAAAAGGCGTGATCTGATCTTTCGCCGTTCCTTTTCTTGCTCTTGCTTCCGATTACGACAGCGCCGCATTGTTTGCAACTGTGCCTTGCGGTTGTTGGCATTGGTCCGCGTGCATATTGTCCGCTACGCTGCGCAATACGATAGCAAGCGATAGAGCAATATTTGTTGCTCTTTCCTTTTCTGCCCTTAAAGTGTTTCCCACATATTGAACATGGGATAAGATGCGCTTCAGCCATTTTAGACTCCTTCATAGTCTGATTGGTTAGAGCCGCACTGGTATCCCCATACCTTTGCGGCTCGTTAATTTTACCGCTTACATTCCTGCCTTTGCGAACATTTCCGCATTCTTCTTGCGCAACTGGTCTAGGCTAATCACGCGGCCTTTGCTGTCTGTGAATTTATCAATCTCAATCTTGTTTGCCCTGAACAGTTTCCCGCGTGTGGCCCCAAGTATGTCATCTTGAACCGATGCCGGCTTACTGCGTAGCCATTTGGTAAAAGTAATATCCTCGGCAATTTGGCCGTCCATGCTTGCGCGTGTGCTGGCTTTTGATTCAGGAAGATCAATTCCTAGCTCTTTCCATGATTTGACGATTGGCACTGAGGTGCTGCGGCAGTTAATGTGCCTTGGCGGGCGCGGCCCCGATCCAATTGGGAATATTTTCCCCGATAGCGATGCACACGTTATGCTTGTTCTAGAGTCGAGTGTGGCGACGAATTGCCAGCCTTTGAGCAGATCATTGTTTTCCGCATAGAAGTTTTGTCGAGTTACATCTGCGGTATGGCTAACCGCAGTTCTAACCATTCCTTCTACGTGTCGCCTTGATTCTTCCATCAATCCATCGGCGTAGTTTAGGGATTTCGTTCCCATGATCCGCCTAACTATCTTGTCAGTCTGCTCGCCTTCAATGATCCCCATCCTGATGGCGTTTCTAATCTTTGCTGCACGATTGGCCTCAATGCCTTTCAGGTACTCATTCAACGGTACAGCACCGTCCTTTGAGATGCTAAACGGCCTTGCGAGCGCCGCCGCATACACCTGGCCGACACTGACCGAAGCTACCGAGACTTGCACCGGCAAGGTGCTTTGGAACAACTGGTATTGATACGCCGCCTCATACTGCACGAGGTCTTTTAGCTCAGTCTCGATTAACTGCGTTACCTGCTGATAGGCCACGGCGTTCGTCTGCCTGACGCTCTGCAATAGCGCGTCCAGGCGTTCGACAGTGAATGACTCGGCGGGCAAACGTTCAAGTGCTGCGGAGATCTGATTTGCTAGGTCACGGTCTGTTTTATTGAGCAGCGCGATGATCCGTCGAATGACGCTGTTGCTGTACCGCGTCAGGTCGATTGAGTGATCTATGGCTTCGTGTGCTAGTTGCTCATTAACCGTCGCCATTACGATTCGTCCTCAAATGCCCAATAGATCAAGATCATTGCCAGCGCGTCGTCATTGTTTCGGATGAGCGCAAGATGTTCAGGTGCAATCTCTGGTAATTCAACCTGCTCAATGGCGACCTGTCTAATCTCTGCCAGTTTCGCCACCAACTCGGGCGAAATCTCGAGCGCTTGTGTCTCATCCGTGATAAACAAAGCATCTTGTGTATAACGAATTGCGGTTTCGTTAATGACAATCTGTTCAGGCGGCTGAATTTCCGATTTCTTGCGCGCATCAGAAATGCTTTCTTTGGCAATCCTTGCTGCTTCTTCTGATTTCTTCCTGCGCTCAGCTTCGCGTCTTGCTTGCTCAGCCTTCCATTTGATCTGAGCGCGCACCATGATGGCGCCAGACGATTCCTCGTTTCTTACAAGGGTTCCCGCTGCGCCAATAGTGATGCTTGCCGAACCGGATATAAACGACGGAATAACTCCGCCATAAATCGTTCCTGCTGCTCCGATAGTTATCTGGGCAGAGCCTGATACAGAACCAGGCGGAAGCTCTTCTGCTGGCCCTAACCACTTGCCAACAAACTTGCCTATCCATTGACCAATGTTCATTATGGATTAATCGCGTCAATAGTCCGGTTTCCCGCTGAGTACGATCCGTCAATCCGAACCGTTGATCCATCTTGTGCATAGAATTTCGGATCAGCGCCTTCTAGTCCGGTGGCGTTTCCTGCAACAAATGCGAGAATCAGGCGATTTAGTTGATCCTGGGTGATCCCTGCTTCAATTACGCGCTCTCCAACTGCCTGCGCAATGCCGTTAGGCGTCAATCCGCCAGATTCTGTCGTTCCGCTAATCCACCCAATGGCATAAGGCGTCCATGTCGAAGCAATCGAAATTCCTCCGCTTCCGTGCATGTGACCGATCCCTTTGATCGTGCCGTTCGCGCCAATTGAAACAGAAGCTGTTCCGATAACTGCCTTTGACGCAAAAAGCCCGCCGGTTGCAGAAAAAGAAATTGAAGCAGTTCCAGAGGCAGAAGAGATTAGCCCGCCCGTACCAGACAGGCCAAATACGATAGAAGCTGTTCCAGATGCGTTTTTGCCACCAGCAATTGCGCCGGAAGAGCCTATCGAAATTCCAGCAAGATTAACTGACGAGATTTCGCCATTCTTGATCGCCATAATCCATGAATATGGCGGACGGTAACCAGATGGCGTCGCATTGATCTGAGGAAACCCGCCAAAGTAACGACCGCGTGTCGATCCAGGTGTTCCGAAATTGCTCCGGTTGTCAGAAACCGTCGATCCGCCAAAATATCGACCCGGCGATTTCAGCAATACGGAACGGTTACCGATGAGTGCCATATCAAGACCAGGCGAAATCCAGATGGCCGTAGAACGGACTATTTACCGGAGTCGCTGCCCCTGCGTACATCATCCATTGCAGACATGCACCATCATAGACTTTTGGAAGACTTGGCACCTGATTGAGCAAATCACGCTCTGCGGCGACGCCGATGGTGGTCATCGGCAGCGTCAGCAGCGGCTTGACGAGGATCAGGTTCTGCACGCCGGAAGTCATCGTCGCCGAAAAGTTGATCGTCTGCACCGAGCGGATTCCGGCGTCGGCCGCCTGCAGGGGAAGGAACGGGCCGTACTTGCCGGAGCCGGTGCCGGAGTAGCAAACCTGCGACACCGGCGCGGTGGCGTTGATCAGCGGCAGCGCAGGCGTGGACGGGGTGGCGCGCGAGCCGGTGCCGGTGCTGTTGGTGTAGCCGAGCGTGACGGTCGGCGTGCCGGCGCCCATCACGGTCGACGGTACGATGATGGCCTGCACCCCGGCGCCATCGGTATAGCGCGGCAGAGTGACGGTATTGTTCAGCGTTTGCGCGCCGGTGGTCGTCACCGTGGTGATCGGGTAGAAACCGAGCATGTCGACCAGCATGAAGACGGCCGGCATGGTGGTCGCCGAGGCCGAGAAGGCGCTGGCGTTGATAATGTGCTTGAAGCCGGTGCCGCCGCCGACGTTGCCGCCGTGCTGGATGCCGGCCGCCGTCGCGGTGCTGTCGCTGGTCGCCTGGAAGGCGAGGTTGGTGCCGGTGCCGAGGATCGAGCCGGCGGCCGGGTTGCCGCCGGTCTGGTTGAGCAGGTACCAGGTGCCGGCGGTGTGCGCCGTGGTGCCGAAGGTCAGCTTGTTCCAGTCCGTCCGCCAGAATTTACCGTTTGTCGTCGCCTGATTAATGAAGTCGTCGAGAGAAGAGAAACCAGCCATTTGAAGCTCCTAATTCCAGCAGACTTCGATTAATCCATGAATGGCCGCGCCTGCTAGCGTTCCACTCGGAAGGCAAATCATGTTCAGATAGGCATCGTCAGCAATGACAGGAAGCGACGGACAGTCCTCTATATAGTCAGCCTCACAAGGCGCGTCGATTCCTCTGATAGAGAACGATGCAAGCGGCTTGACCAGCACAAGCGCCATCAGCCCAATGTCTCCGGTTCCGCCAAAAGTTACCGATTCAACCTGCGTTACTCCGGTATCTCCAGATTGAAGCGTCATGAATGGCCCGCGAGAATTTACAGCAGCGCGGGCTGATCCGAGAATGGTTCCATTGACGCCCTGTG